CCCCGCGTCGACTACTACGAGCTCGACACCGGTGCGCACCACGTCATCGGCTACCAGGACACCCCCCACGGCACGCCTCGGCTGCCCATCACCGCGCGGAGCGCCACCCGGGAGCTCAACAGCCGCTGCACGAAAGGCGTGGAGCAGAAGATCAAGAAGACCCGGTACGCCGCGCGCCGAGCAGGCGTCCTGGTAGACCCCCGCGGCGCCTTTGGCGACACCCAGTAAGACCAACCACAACCCGAGGAACGAAGCATGAGCATCAAAATCACCCTGGAGTTCGACACCGTCAACGAGGCGCGCGACGCCCTGCGCCGCCTGACCGAAGGTGAAGTGGCCGAGCCCACGCCCGCCCCCCCAACCGGTGAGACGAATGTCAAGAAAGCCGTGGCTGAGGCCAAGGCCAAGGCCGACGAAGCCGTGAAGAAGGCGCAGGCGCAAGCCAAGAATACCAAAGCCAAGACCGAGGAGCCCGCCGAGGAGCCCGCCGAGGAGCCCGCCGAGGTCGACTACCCGACTCTGCAGAAGGCCGTCGGCAAGCTGGTGGCCAAGGGCGCCGACGCGCGCGCCAAGGCTGTGGAGATCGTCAAGGGACTGGGCGCGGACACCTACAAGGCCCTGGAGCCCGAGCACTACGCCGAGGCCCTGCGTCAGGTGAACGCCGCCATCGACGAGCTGGAGGGTTGAGCCATGGGAGAGCACTCCAAGTGGTCCGCGTCCAACTACGAGGCAGACAGCGCCTGCCCCGGCCGGCGCGTGTTCACCGGGCGTGCTCACATTGACCTGGACGAGATCCGCCGCCGCACTGGCGTGCGGGTCCCGCCCAACAGCTCCTCGGTCTATGCTGACGAGGGGACTGCCGCGCACCAGATGCTGGAGTGGTGCCTGAGCGAAGGGTTCAGCGATGACCCTTACGATCACGTAGGCAAGATGGTCAAAGTGAGCAGCGAGGACGACCCCGAGACCCGGTACGTGAAGCTGACGGAGGACATGGCGGAGAACATCCAGGCCGTGATCGAGCGGATCTTTGAAGTATCGAAGACAGAGACCTCCATCATCTACGCGGAGCAGAGGGTCTACTACAACACTTTCCTGGGCATCGCCACCCCCGACCACGCCTGGGGAACTGCGGACTGCATCGCCGTTTTGCCCGACGAGGAAGAGCTGCACACCCACGATCTGAAGTACGGCCGGGGCAAGGAGGTTGAGGTGGAGGACAACGCCCAGCTCAAGCTCTACGCGCTGGGCGCCTACGACATGGTCAAGGACGTTTTCGAGATCAAGCGCATCAGGGTGTTCATCCAGCAGCCACGTATCGGCACGCCAGTCAAGGAAGCCGTCTACGACGTGGAAAGCCTCCTGGCCTGGGCCGCCGAGCAGGCGGACGGCTCCGTAATCGAGCAGCTGGATGCCGAGATGGCTTTCGACAAGCACGTTGACAACCGCGGATCCTTCGCCGGCTGGGCTGAGAACTACCTGCGTGCCGGGGGGCACTGCAACAGCAGCTTCTGCCAAGCCAGGGCCGTGTGCCCCAAGGTGGCCGAGCTGGCGGTGCAGGAGCTCAGCGCCTTCACCCCCGCCGGTGTAGACGAGTTCGACGCGGTTGTCGATTCGGAGCTGCTTGACCAAGACGAGAGCGATGAGGCTCGCCTGGCTGCCGCTCTGCGCGCCTCTGACTTCATCGAGGGGTGGATCAAGGAGGTGCGCGCGGAAGCCGACAGGCGCCTCCAGAACGGCCTCCCCGTGCCTGGCTTCAAACTGGTCCAGGGCAAACGCGGGAACCGTCAGTGGCGTGACGAGGAAGAAGCGGAAGAGCTCATTACGAAGAAGTTCCGCATCAAGCAGGACCTGGCTTATACTCGCAAGATCATCAGCCCCACGCAGGCCGAGAAGCTGGCCAAGGCCGGGGACATCGGCCCCCGACAGTGGCCGGTGCTGCAGGAGCTGATCACCCAGTCCGAAGGCAAGCCACACGTGGCCCCCGCCGAGGATCCCCGCCCGGCTATCGACATCCGGCCGGTCGAGGAGGAGTTCGAGGATGTCAGCGAAGACATGAGCGAAGAAGATCTTTTCTGACCCATGACTAGCGACTACATGACGCACGACAACTTAAGAGGATCTACCCATGACCAACAAGACTGAAGCACCCATCGGCCGCATGATGATCAAGGGCGCCCGCCTGGCGTTTCCCAACGTGTTCACGCCGCAGTCCACCAACGGGGGCAAGCCCCGCTACACCTGCACCCTGATCCTGGAGGGCGAGCACCCGCAGCTGGCCGCGGTCGACAAGACCATCAAGGCCGTGGCGAAGGCGAAGTGGGGCGAGCGCGCTGGCAAGATCTACGAAGGGTTGAAGGCCAAGGACAACCTGTGCCTGCACGACGGTGACACGAAGGCCGAGTACGAGGGTTTTGAGGGCAACGTGTTCATCTCCTGCGCTGCGCCAGAGGGCGGCCGCCCCACGGTCATCGACGCCGACAAGACGCCGCTCACTGAGAAGGACGGCAAGATCTACGCTGGCTGCTACGTGAATGCCAGCATCGAGATCTGGGCGCAGGACGACGCCAACGGCAAGCGGATCAACGCGCGCCTGCGTGGCATCCAGTTCTATCGCGATGGTGACGCCTTCGGCGGCGGCCGCCCGGCAGACGCGGATGAGTTCGACGATGTGAGCGACGGCGCCGACGACGACGCCCCCTGGGGTGACGACGAAGACTCGTTGGCCTAACAGAACAGGGGGCGCACTCTCCTACCGCCGCGCCTGACCCACGCGGAACACAGCTCCGGCACGCTTAGGGTGGATAGGGATGAGCGCAACGCTCCCCGAGTCGCCTTGCGTAAACCTGATCGTGTGCCCCTCATCGCCATTTCACAGGAATGCCGGAGAACGGGTCCCTCTTTTACCTGACAGGAGAACTACCATGGATAAGCAGTTCGTACCAAACTTCATCAAACCCGAGAACACCCTAGACGACATCCTGGACAACCGGGGCGCGCGCTACGGCCAGTTCACCGGGCACGCGGTGATCACCCAGGACCTGAAGGCCGTGATCCAGCAGCAGCTGGAACTGCGCGGCAAGATTCTGGACCCTGATCAGCAGGAAGCACTCGACATGATCTGCCACAAGATCGGGCGAATCATCAACGGGGACCCGGACTACGCCGACAGCTGGGACGACATTGCCGGCTACGCCAAGCTGGTGGGCGACCGGCTGAAGGGGTGCTCGCGGTGAACAACGATAGCTTCGCGGTACTGGTAGTCACTCTGGCGTGCGTAGCAGCTGCCGGGCTTGGCTTCTGGGCTGTTACGCATGCTGTTACGGCCCTGGAGGAATCACGTGGCTACCCCCGCACCGCGCCGGCCGGGCACTACTGCTTGGCCCCTGACGGCCCCCGAGTGCTCTTCCTGGGCCGCATCAACAGAGACGGGGACGCCTATGTGATTCTCTCCGAAGCGCGCCGCACCGCGTATGTGCCTTTCGAGCTGCTGGAGGACTGCGCATGAGCAACGAAAGAGAAGCACACGAGCTTTCGGGCTGCGAGGAGGAGGAGACATATATGGAAGACAGGATTTACATGGCAACGATCCAGCACGGATACGGAGATAGGCTCAAGGAGTGGGAGACGCACATCAGAGCGCCAGACATTTTTCGGGCCGCAGAGATTGTAAAGACCGACTGCGAGCAACGGGACTGGCATGTCATCGCCATTGAGGAGGTTGACTACGAATGAGCCACATCACGACATGCCTGACGTGCGGAAAGCTGTACGAGGAGTTCAGCGAAGAGTCCGCCAGCGCCCCGAACGAGCGCGAGTGTGGCACCTGCTGGATGAAACGCGAGGAAGCGGAACACGAGGCGCGCGAATTCGCTGAAGCAGAGAGACAGATTCAGACTGGCGGGTTTTAACGCCCAACGCTCCGCATAAGCTGCGGAGCGAAGCGGAGTCGGCTTGATGCGGTTGTTAGGCGATATTCATGTGATTCCGAAAGACGACTTCCGGGACCACGAAGAAACCGAGCATTGTTGGTGCAGGCCGCGACGAGACGACGAAGAGCCGCGGGTTGTAATTCACAACGCGCTTGACGGTAGAGAGGACTACGAGAATGGGCGAAAACAGCATTGATGCGGTAGCAGAAGCATACGGATGGCTGTGGCATATCGTAAGCAGCGACAAACGGCTGCTTAAGGCGCGGCATTTGCTCCGCGATTGTTTGGATGCAGATCAGCGGCATTGGGGTATTAGCAAAGCCAAAGAAGAGGGGGCGCGGACAGAGGAGGACGACGAATGAGCGACACGATTCTGTGCCCCAGGTGCGGCGACAAGCACCCGCCAGAGGCATTCAAGAAGAAGACCCGCCCCGGCATGTTCACGACCTGCGCAGACTGCAGGGCCGCCTGGAACACGAAATACGCCCACTGCTACCAGACGCAGGAGCAGAAGCAGATAGCGATGGCGCTACGCCGGTGGAGGGCGCCGCATGTCGAAGCCGCTTGAGCTTGCTGCGCGCATCGAGTACGAGCTTAAGTACCTGCGCGAATCGCGCGATGAGTGGCGAAAGCTGGCTTACCAGCTCGCCGAAGAACTGGAGAACGAAAGGTGCCGCAATTCCACACTACCCTCTGGTACGACACAGAGACCTTCAGCTGGGAAGACCTGAGAAAGGCAGGCGTCTACCGCTACTCCGAGAAGGGCGAGATTATCATGGCCCAGTGGGCGGTGGACGACGGCCCTGTGCAGGTAGCAGACACCTTCAACGGCCGCAAACCTCCTGAGTTGATCGAGCTGCTGCAGGACCCCGGCGTGCTGGTCCGCGCGCATAACGCGCCCTTCGACCGAACCATGACACGCAACGTCTGGGGCATTGACGTGCCCATCGAGCGCTGGCGGTGCACCATGGCCCAGGCCATGAGCCACGGGCTGCCCGGGGGGCTCGACAAGCTGAGCGAAATCTTTGCCCTCGGGCTAGAGGGGAAGATGAAGATCGAGCGCACGCTGATGATGCTGTTCTGCACTCCGCGCCCGAAGAATCACAAGCTGCGCCGCGCCACC